TAAATAATATTAATATTATAAATAAATATTAAAATATAAGATTAATTAAATATATAAATATTAAATTATATAAATAAATATTATTATAATATATATAAATATAATTAATAAATAATATATAACTTGATATATAATAAATATATAAATAAATAATATTAATATTATAAATAAATAATAATTTATAATATATATAATAAATATAATATAAATATATAAATAATAAATATATATAATACAATATATGCATCAATATACACTATATATAGGCTATAGGAACTTTTTTATAAAATTGCGCATAAATAATTACAGAAAATTATTGTTTATTTTTGTGCAATATATACAAATAATATAAATAAATAGCTATTATATGCAATTATTGTATAATATTAACAAAAATATTCTTAAATTTTCGTTAAATATTTACTGCAACACTTTTTGATTTTTAATGCTTTTAATAGTGTAAGAACAAAAAAAATTATAAAATAATGCGCCATTTTTTGATGAAATTCCTAGTATAGTATGGGTGGTAAAATTGGGGGATTTATCATCCGGACATTTGTTGGGAGCCAAATGTCACAGCCTGCCGTTTGGGAGCGCGGCAGGCCATTAAAAAAAGCAGAGGGCAGCATCTTGGAATTTGAAACAGATAACTTGTGTGAAACATGTAGAGTTGCGCATAAATGTGCGAAGTTAATGAATATTGCGCGTGTAGTCGAAACATTAGAAATAACTACACTTGATAATTGGGGGATGGACGTGGATGTTTTTTTTAATATTAACGATTGCCCGCAATACAGAATGCCTTTTGATGATGAGGTAAACGGTGTCTAATAGACTGATATGCGCTAAATGCGGCGCTAAAATTAATGCTCAAGATAGGGCTGTAAACAGATTACATGGCAACAAAAAGGATTTTATGTGTATGAAATGTCTCGCTAAACAACTTGGTTATACGCAAGAATATCTTGTTGAACAAGCATTGCCTATTATCCGTAACAGGCCATGCCTATGGGATTGAGGGTATTTTGATGGCTGAAGATAAAATTCCATATCGCTCTAAGATTGTTAAATACGGTCTTGAGGAAAAGGTTGTTAAGATGCGTCAAAACGGAATGTCTTACGAGGATATAACCGACGCAATTAACAAATCGGGCGCATTGCCCGATGGTGAAGAAATATCGATTTATTCCGTTCAGCGGTTTTTTAAGCATGTGCCGGAAATTAATAAAGCTTTGGTAAAACAAGACAAAAGAAGATTGCTAAAAGTGGTTAATAATCACATAGATATTATTCAAGAAACGCAGCAGCTTTATAATAAAACCAAGTCTATTCTCGCGCAAATGGAAGAGCAGGCTCAAGAAGATGAGGATGGCGGTATTAACCCATATCATTACAAAGCTATTCTAAGTGAAATGCGCGAATCCCTTAAGCTGATGATGGAATTGCAAAAAGAGATTGCCGATGCCGAAACGGTTAAGCAATTTATGCAGATTGTTATAGATACTGTGCAGGAAGTAGCACCATCAGCTCTGCCTGTATTGCTGGAGAGATTAAAAATTAAAAAGGGTAGTGCATATTTTACAAACAACAACGTAGCTGCGCAAGATTGGCAGGGGAATGATGACTGAGACTAATTTAAACTTAAACAACTTGTTGGATGATTTAATAGGCAAACTTGAGGTGGAAACTAACGATACTGATTGGCGTGAACAACCCGTTGATTTGATGACGTTTTTTACAAGTCCGGATTTTTTGGGCGAAACACCATATCCAGGCAAACAGACTGAGCTTATAGAGATTGTCGACCATGTTATACGCAAAGACGACGATTGCCCAGATGAATTATTGCCCGTAAATGAATTAATATTAATGCTTGGCAAGGGATGTTTACATGGTGATACTCGAATAGTAGATGCGGTAACCGGAACGGTTTATACCGCGGAAGAGCTTTATAAACAAAATGTCCCTTTCGCCGTTAAATCGTTTAACGAAGATACTCAAACCCTTGTTAACTCAATCAGTTCAGGTGTTGTACGAGCTGGCAAAGGCGACATATACGAAGTTGTGACTAATTCAGGGCGTAAAATTAAAGTGTTCGACCAACACCAATTTTTAACTAGAAAGCGCGCCGTCAAGCAGCCTGATGGTAAGTTTAGCGGGCTTGAATGGAAAAAATTAAGCGATTTAAAAGTCAATGATTATATAGCTGTGTCTAATGCAGCTATAACTGGTTGCGGTGTAAATATCGACCCTAATATAGCCAAATTAGCTGGCTATCTGATTGGCGGCGGGTATATTGACAGCGATTGGCAATGCAGTTTCCGTTGTTCTAACGATGATGCTGTAGATGATTATTGTGGGATATTACGCACGTTCGGTATTAATCCGGCTTATAGTACTATGGGCCAATCAGAGCGCAGCCATAAAACAGTTACGGCAACATTAAAATCGTCAGAATTACAAGCTAATGGCGGTAAGTGGGTTATGGATTTATTAAAGGCGTATTGGTCGCAAGATATAACTGCCCGTAATAAATATATCCCACGTGAGTTTATGAACATGAGCCGCAGTTCGATTATTGACTTTATGGGGGCTTTGTTTGCTACTGGGGGATGGGCTTGTATATACCGCAATAATAAACCTCAGGTAGGTTATTATTCTCTGAGCAGGCAGCTTGTTGAAGATATGCAGTTTATGCTTGCTAAAATAGGCATTTATTCAAGAGTAGATGCTAAAACAACTGATTGTGGCGCGGCTTATAATTTAACTATCAATACTTGGGTAGATACTGTAAGGTTTTGTAACACTATCAATATTGTTGGCAAAACACGTGGGCAACAGACGATTTTAAACGCTGCAAACGGCAATGACTTAGGTCTAAAAAAGGATGCTGACATTTATTTTGACAGGATTAAATCTATCACGTATGTTGGCACAGATGATTATTATGATTTAACCGTTAATCAATATGCTAATTATGTGGCCGAAGGCTTTATTAATCACAATAGCGGTAAAGACTTTTTAGCGTCCGCTTTTTTGGCATATATGTGTTACAGGCTATGTTGTTTAAAAAACCCGCAGAGCTATTATAAATTCGGGCAAGACGAACCGATTGATTTGATTAATATGTCTGTTAATGCATATCAGGCCAATAATGTGTTCTTCAAAAAATTTAAGGCACGCATACAGAATTGCAAATGGTTCAAAAAAGTTAATTATCCGCCGCAAAATTATAACGAATACCAGATTACTAAAAATCAAGTAAGATTTTATAAAAATATTACGGCGCATAGCGCACACAGTGAAGTTGAGAACTTTGAAGGTTTCAACCCACTGTTCGTTATTTTTGACGAAATAGGCGAATATAAATTTGATAATGCCGAAACAGCGTACACCACAATGCGTTCGTCTGCAATATCGCGATTTAATGACCAGTTTATCATGATGTTTATATCTTATCCGCGCAGTGAAGATGATTATATGATGTATAAATATCATGAATGGGAAAAAGGCGACAATCCTCACATTTATGCAATGAGAGCCGCATCATGGGAAGTTAATCTGCGTATGAATAAGAGCCTTATTGAAAAAGAATATCAAAAAGACCCAGAGGGTTCAAGGGCAAAATACGAATCATTGGTGGCTGATACTAAAATTATGACTAGCCGTGGCCTAAGAAACATTGCCGATGTACGTAAAGGAGATTTTATTCATACTCCGTATGGAACCCGTGAGGTATTAGACGTTATGGCAAACGGTGTTAAGAAGGTCTATAAAGTAACAACTACAGACGGATATTATATACGCGGTTCGGCTTTGCATCCTGTTAAAATGGCCGACGGACGCTGGAATAAAATTGAGGATTTGTACGTCGGCGATAAGATTGCTCTCGATTTTAATAACCAACTTTTCGGCGACGGTGATTTATCGGTTGAGATATGCAAGTTGCTTGCAGGGTTAGCTGCTAGTGGCTATATAGAACATACAAACGGAGTCCCGCAAAAGGTAATATTGCATTTCCCATTGCAATTGCGAGGGTATGCATTTAGGCTTGCAGTTGATTTTGAAAATGAATTTGGGGTAGCTCCCAGCATAAACGTTAATAATAAACAAATCATGTTATATAGCAGTACGCAAGATGTTTTGTCGGTATTTGCAGGCCTTTACGACGGCAAAGATATTCCGGATATTATATTTGAGCAGCCTAAAGAGCAAGTGTTAGCATTTATTAAGACTATTGTTGATATTGGTGGGCAATTCAAATCTAACGGCGTCATTGTGTACGTTACGTCGTATAACAATATTGCAGTAAAGTTGCAACAGTTATTATTAATGGTCGGCGTTAAATCTACGCTAACACAGAAAAGGCCTGATCGTGTTGTGAAATATCACCGTTTAGATACGAAGCCGACACGCGAGCAATTCATATTGTCCATAGATGGTTGTGCATTTAATAAAGTGATTAGGTCTGACATTGCTAAAAATCGCCAAATTCAAGACTATGTGGGCACATATGATAGCGTAGACTATACCGTTGTTGCCGACGTGGAAGCTGATGGCGAAGAATCACTATACGATCTTTATGTTGAGCCGGAACATGAATTTGTTGCTAATGGTATTGTGGTACACAACTGCATTCCACCTAAACGTCAAGAAGGGTTTTTCCAATTTGCTGAGCGTATAGACGATTGTATTGCTAAAGGCGTACAAAATCCGTGTATAGTTGAACAGGGATATAGCGCAAAGACACTGAATAGTGGTGAAGAGAAATTTTTTAAGACGCTTAATGTGTACAACTTGAGCCTTGACCCAAATGGCGTATATTATCTCGGTGGCGATGCCGGAATAAATAATGACAGTTATAGTTTGTCTTTGTGGCAAGGTATACCAACACCGATAGAGGTTGTAGAGAATAATGTTAAAACTGTAAAATGGATGAATAAACCTGTAGAGGTATTACTATTAAAATGGGAACCTGATAAAGCCAACAGGATGCCGGTTGACATATTAAATGTTGATGAATTTTTGAAGCAGTTGTGTAGCGTTGTATATATTAAAAAGGCATTATTTGACCAGTTTAACTCCGCCGAAACCATACAACTGTTGCAGGAATACGGGGTACAAGCCGAAGATAGAGTGTTTTCCAATGCGTTCCAAATGCAAATTTATTCTAATTTGAAACGTCTTGTATATACTAATTTTGTCGAGCTTTTAGATTTTGAAGAGGACAACAACGACTTGAAGGCACTAAGGCTTATTAACGGCAATAAAATTGATCATGACGACAAGCACTCGAAAGACAGTTGTGATGCCAGAGCTGCCGGGATATGGCTTGTAACTAATGATGAACCCGAATTAATAGAACATTTTTCCATGCCGGTAATTGTTGGCGCAAAACGCAAGGGATAGGAAGTTGTTATGGCTTATATTATAGACACCAACGTTATACTTGATAGGGATTTAGAAAATGTAATCCAAGAAATCCCACTCCACTCCAAATTAGTTATACCGCTTACCGTACTCGAAGAATTAGATAGATTCAAAAAAGGATCCAACGTTATTAATGCTAATTGCCGCAATTCCATTCGCTTATTGGACCAATTGCGTAATACAGGTAGTATTACTGATGGCGTATATTATAAAGATCGTGTTGTACAGGTTTATGTAGACGATGATGATATAGACCTCAAAAAAGCAGATAATCGTATTATCGCTTTGGCACGCGACCTCAATATGCTTGAAGATACAAGTATATTAACACAAGACATTCATGAACGGATTATAGCTGATGTGTTTGGCATTCAAGCGGCAGGATTAAGCTATGACGATGTTGATACGGAAAGGTTATATAACTGTATAACCAAGGTTAAATTTGATGATGATCAGATAAATGAATTTATAATAAACAAACATATCGAAACCAGGAAGCATTTGCTTGCCAATCAATTTGTGGAAATTTCAGATTCTACCAAAACAAAACATTATGGTGTTTATAAAAGTGCAGATAAAAATATATATAAATTAAACGACCATTATAAGGCTTTTAATATTAAACCCAAAGATATAGGACAATCAATGTTCATGCATTTATTGCTAGACCCGTCTGTTAAATTTGTGTCGTGTTTAGGCGGGAGCGGCACCGGCAAAACTTTGCTGGCATTGGCCGCCGGACTTGAACAGGTATTAAATAGTGACAGGTATTCAAAGATTGTTGTTTTAAGGCCGCTTGTATCGGTCGGTAATGACATAGGCTTTTTGCCAGGCAGCAAAACAGAAAAGTTGGAGCAATGGATGGGTTCTACTTTTGATAACCTTGAATATTTATTGTGTAATTATACCATTAAAGACAAAGGCATGTATGTTTCTGGCAAAGAAAAAGTTTACGACTTAATGAACCAAGGTATTATTGAACTTGAAGCCATGAGTTTTATTCGCGGCAGGTCAATTCCAAATCAATATATACTTGTAGATGATTGTCAGAACTTAAATATCCAGCAGGCGGCAACATTAATAACAAGAGTCGGGGAAGGTTCTAAGCTGATATTTTTGGGTGATATTAATAGACAACAGATAGATAATCACATGTTAACACCAACGGATAACGGTTTAACTTATGCTATAACGAAGTTACGAGGCCAAAGCGACATAGTAGGACATATTGCTTTAACTGAAATAGTAAGATCGGAACTTGCCAAACTCGGGGTTAAATATTTGTAAATTAGCGCAACACTTTCTTGTGGATATTGCTTGTATATGTGTAAACAAAATTAAAGGAGAATGATTATGCAATATCCACAAGAACATATTTCGGTAACACAGATAAATATGTATTTACGGTGTCCGGCGCAGTTTTATTTTAGGTATGTAGAAGGGTTAAAAATGCCGCCTACAGGTGCCTTGACGTTGGGTAAAAGTATTCATGCAGCATTTGAACACAACTACAAACAAAAGATAGAAACTCATAAAGACTTACCGGTTAAAGATGTACAAGAAGTATTTGCGGACGATTTTGATAGAAGCATACCGGAAACCCAGCTTGAAGAAGGAGAAACTGCAAGTGGGCTGAAAGACCAAGGCGTTAACTTGGTAAAAGTTTACCAAACGACACATGCACCTACAATACAGCCAATAGCTGCTGAACAAGAATTTACTATCGATGTTGGGATACCTTTGTTGGGCTATATAGATGTTATAACCGATAAAAAAGAAATTATAGACCATAAAGTTTATGGCAAAACGCCTACTCAAGATAAGGTTAATAAAAATTTACAGTTAACAGCTTATGCTTTAGCTTATAAAACGATGTATGGGCAAAACCCGTCAATGATGGCATTGGACTGCCTTATAAAGAACAAAGAGCCTAAAATAGTCAGATTATCTACAACGACTAACGAAGCCTCTATGCAAAGATTTATAAAAATAGCGCAAAAGGTTAAATCTGCGGTTGAATCAGAAATATTTTATCCCAACGAAGATAATTTCCTGTGTTCGCCTAAATATTGTGGATATTGGAATCTCTGTCACAAGGAATTTTAAAGTAGAATTTTGTCAACTCTGGATGGAAGCTTCAAATTCGTCAAACAGGAGAAAGTATAAAATATATGACTAGCCAATACAATCATAATACTGGTACTAAGACAAGCTCTTTCGGCTCGCCAGGGAGGATTAACCATGATTCATCAGAATTTTACAACAGCAAGCTTTATGCCGAGCAAAGAATACCTGAAAAAGTAAAATATATCGAAACCCCGATTCCAACTGAAAATCTTGATAAAATATATTGTAAATCTAGCAAAATTATGGATGAGCTTCCGGATTACAGCGTCCATTTAATGATTACATCTCCGCCTTATAACGTTAAAAAAGAATACGATGAAGATTTATCGTTAAGCGAATATAGAGAACTGCTGAGAAGGGTGTTTCAGGAAACGTATAAAAAGCTGGTAACCGGAGGTAGGGCCTGTGTAAACATAGCTAATTTGGGCAGAAAACCATACCTACCATTACACAGTTATATCATAGAAGATATGCTGAATATAGGATTTTATATGAGGGGCGAGATAATATGGAATAAAGCATCCAGTGCGAGTCCATCGACAGCTTGGGGGACATGGCTATCGGCGGCCAATCCGGTATTGCGAGATATACATGAATATATTTTGATATTCTCTAAGGAATCCTTTACCAGGAAAAGAGGCAATAAAGAAAGCACTATAACTAAAGATGAATTCTTGGAATGGACCAAAAGCATTTGGACATTCCCCACTGTTTCGGCTAGACGTATAGGTCACCCAGCGCCTTTTCCGGAGGAACTCCCGCATAGGTTGATACAGTTATATACGTTTGAAGGAGATGTGGTGCTGGATCCGTTTTGCGGCAGTGGAACGACCTGCCTGGCTGCATTGAAAGATAAGCGGCATTATATTGGGTATGATATCAACCCGGAGTATGTGGAGTTATCTTATAGAAGATTAAGCGCCTATAGCAATTAAGTCAACTACTCCTCAATAAATTGAGGAGCGTTCTCGGCAGGATTTCGTAACATAATGAAAAAATACCGTCGGTTTAACGGACGAAATTAACGATAATTTATAAGAAACTAGGTGTATGATGACATGTCATATAGAATTTTTTTAGACCCTGGGCATGGGGGGTCAGATAGAGCTAATAGAGGGCCAACTGGATATGTTGAAGCTGATGGTGTATTAGACATAGCGCGACGCTTACGTTCCGAATTGCAAGCTCTGGGGTTTGAAGTCAGCATGAGCCGTGATAAGGATGCGACTGTCAATTTATCACAACGTGGGAAAATGGCAGGGCAATTTAAGGCCGATTTATTTTTGTCAATACATTCCAATGCTGGTTCGGCTGTAGCGACGGGCACTGAAGTGTATTACTCAGTAAATTTGCCACAAACAAAAGCAATTGCAGCTAAGATGTCAAAAGCAGTAGCTAATATACTTGGTATTCCAGACAGGGGTGCTAAAGTAAGAGAATCACAAAATTATCCAGGCGAAGATTATTATACAGTGATTGATACTGCACAGGATACCGGCGTACCGCGAGTGTTTTTAATCGAAGTTGCTTTCCATAGCAATCCAAAAGAGGAAGCATTATTAAAACAGCCTGCTGTCAGAGAAAAAATTGCCAGAGCATTGGCAGATGTTATAGCTGATACATTTGGAGTACAAGGAACTACGCCACAAATAACACCAATGGCAGATGTGCGTGGTGTTGTAAAGGTGAACAGCAGTTTAAACGTGCGCAATGGTCCCGGGGAGCAGTATAAAATAATTGGCAAATTACAAAATGGTGATGTTGTCACTATAAATGGCAAATCAGGGAACTGGTATAGGATTAAATATAATAATGGTGTTGCATACGTAAGCGGGCAATACTTGGTGGTAAGCGGTACAAGCTCGACACCTGCACCAGCTCCAACGCCAAGTGCACAGACCGGCACAGTGAAGGTTAATACAACGCTTAATGTACGCAGCGGGGCCGGTACGCAGTATAAAGTAGTAGGCAGTCTGAAGAACGGCACCAAAGTGGAAGTGCTGGACAAAAGCGGTAGCTGGTACAAGATAAAGTATGGCAGCATAACGGGCTACGTAAGCGGGCAATACTTGGTAGTAGATAACAGTAATTCAGATGTGGGGGATGACGATGTGTTAGAACAAATAGTGCTTTATCTTGGCGATATAGATGCGCTTTCTGCAATAGTGGTTGCACAAAAATTACATGCTCCGGCAATGCGTAAATCTGATTTTGATACCAGTGGCATTAAGGCTAAAAAGATAATACAAATAGGCGGTGGCGAAGGTGACCGATTTGACACGTTCAAAAAAGCTGCCCAATATCTCTAAAAAGAAAGATACTCGGTTTTCTAAAAAAATAGTTACACTTGTTGTTGTTCTAAATGTTATTTTTACAATTTTGTTTTTATATGCATTTATCAAGACAAGCGCTGAACCTACGGGGTTAATTGCCGCATGGTTCAGTTTCAGTACTGGCGAATTATGGATGTTGTCGGGTATTAAAAAAACCGAACTAAAAAATTCTCAAAATGATAATTCAGATCGAAGCGAAGGATAGGAGAGATTTTTATGGGAGCAGTAATCAATGAAGCGTTGGTAAATATATTGATAGCCCTTATATCATTAGGTGCGGCTTATGCAGTTTATTATATCAATACGTTGGCACATAAAGTTAGCGAACAGGCTAAAGATATAGGCAATGCCAATGTGCGCAAACTAATAGATGATGCAATATATAGAGTGTCGGAATTAGCAAAAGAAACGGTCACCAAATTTGAGCAAACAATAGCCGCCGACTTAAGGGAACAAGTTAAGGCTGGTACGGCAGATAGAAATGCGCTGTTAGCAGTTGGCCAAAAGGCTTATGATGAAGTGTACAATCAGCTATCGGAAGAAGTTAGAGGTTTATTGTCTTTGGAATTTAATGATGTATATGCGTTGGTAGTAACGTTGGTTGAAGCTGAAGTATATAGATTAAAGCAGGATAAAACCAATTAAGATTTCACGATGTTGGAACCTAATAATATTTATAATATGGATTGTCTGCAAGGATTGCGCCAGATGCCTAATGGGTGTATTGATTTGATTGTAACCGATCCGCCTTATGATATAGAAACTAAGGGCGCCGGCTTGTATAGACAAGATGATAAACGATATATTCATGAGTTAGAAGGTATGAGCAGCGGGTTTGATGATGCAATGTTAGATGAATTATGCCGTGTCATGAAGAAAGTTAATATTTATATTTTTTGCAGTCAAAAACAGATATTGCCATTACTTAATTATTTTGTTACACAAAGGCACTGTAATTACAATATTTTGACATGGCATAAAACTAATCCTGTCCCAGCGTGTGGCAATAAATATTTAACAGATACAGAGTTTATATTATTTTTCCGTGAGAAAGGCGTTAAGATATATGGCGAATATAATACAAAATTCACATATTATGTTACGCCACTCAACAAAGAAGATAAGAAAAAATATAATCATCCTACAATTAAACCGTTAAAAATTGTACGTAACCTGATTATTAATTCCAGTTTAGAAGGCGATTTGGTATTAGACCCGTTTACTGGCAGCGGCACAACCGCTGTAGCTGCCAAAACATTAGGCAGAAAGTATATCGGCTTTGAAATCAATACTGAATATGTTGAAATTGCCAATAACAGATTAGCTGAAAATTTCTGTAATTAGCACCATCTCCTGGGCGATAGAAACTTTGGTTAACCTGTTATTTTGCGGAGATTATATCTCCGCTTTGCACCTGTAGTTCAATCGGTAGAACGTCGGATTTGTAATCCGTTAATCAGAGTTCAAATCTCTGCGGGTGCTCCACATTCTTTGTCGAGGTGCACAAATGGACGAAGCACTTGCCAATCAAATTATTCAAGAGTTAGGTCAATTATATGGTAAATATTGTGATGCGTTTCATGGCTTAGATAACTATGGCGAATATTTCTTGAAACATATCAATGCAGCGCAAAAGGTTTGTTGGGATGAAATAACATACCAAAAAGTGCATCATCCAGACGATAGCGATGAGGTTAATAAAAAAGTTAAAGATTGGAATGATTTAGCGTAATGGAAAAATGGGAACTAAGGCAAAAACAAAGCCTTCCTCTTGAGGTCAAAATAACAATGTCACTTAGACGCATTGATGATTGGTATAATCATTGGGATGGCAATGTATATGTCGCCTATTCTGGGGGGAAAGATTCGACTGTATTGCTTGATTTGGTAAGGCAAATTCATCCCGACGTCGAAGCTATGTTTATTGATACTGGGCTTGAATATCCAGAAGTACGTGAAATGGCCAAAGAATATGGTGCTGTATTTGCAAAGCCTACGATGTCGTTTAGACAGGTTATACAAAAATACGGGTATCCGGTTACCAGTAAAGAACAAGCTAACTTTATTTGTAGAGTGCGCAAAGATCCGGAAACTATGGAAGCGTTTCATGAATGGATAAATACTGGGAATGTGAATAATCCAACAGATATATTTGTTAAATATATTTTAGGAAAACGCAAAGACGGATCAATTACCAAATTTAGAGTTTCTAAGAAATGGTATCCACTTCTCGATGCTCCATTTGATACTTCGGCAGATTGTTGCGTGATAATGAAAAAACTGCCGTTCAAAAAATATGAGCGCCAAACTCATAAACATCCATATCTTGGGACGCTCGCATGTGAGAGCCAGCGTCGAACACAAAATTATCTCAAAAACGGATGTAATGTTTTTGACCGAAAAAGGCCATTAAGTATGCCCATCGCCTTTTGGACCGAAAATGATATACTTGAATATATTTACACTAAAAATCTTAAGATTGCGTCAGTATATGGCGATATCATTAAAATGGAAGATGGCACATATACAACCACAGGATGTGATAGAACTGGATGTATGTTTTGTATGTTTGGTTGCCATCTAGAAAAAGAGCCAAATAGATTCCAAAAGTTATCACAAACGCATCCCAAAATATATGATTATTGTATGAAACCAACGGACGAAGGCGGGCTGGGTATAGCGGAAGTGTTAGATTTTATTGGTGTCCCATATCAGAACAATAAAAATGAGTTTTAATAAAGTTAAATTGAAAATGAGCAAATGGATAGTTGACTACCTTCTAATAAACAAACAAACGCTTTATAATATAATACAACATTAACAGGTGGCATAATTATGGATTATCAATCTTGGTTTCCTGATATATATTTTCAAACCAATCATGGCGTCATAATTAATAATGATTGTTTTAATGTATTTCCGTATATACCAGATAAGAGTATAGATGTAATATTGGCAGACTTGCCGTACGGCACCACAAATTGCAAGTGGGATAGCATACTTCCACTAGATAAATTATGGGAGCAATATGAGCGCATTATTAAAGATAATGGAGCTATAATATTGTTCGCTAAACAACCTTTTACTAGTCAATTAGTTAATTCAAATCTACGATTGTTTAGGTATGAAGCTATTTGGCAAAAAGAAAAGGGTACAGACTTTGGCAATGCTAACCGCAAGCTTATAAATGCGCATGAGAATATATTGTTCTTTTATAAACGCCAACCGACTTATAATATTCAATATTTTCCCGGGACTCCTTATATAAAAAAAAACTATAAAAACAACAACAATACGGATTTAAATTTTAAGTCAGATAATTCGGGCGTGTGGATTAATGATGGAAAAAGAGCACCGACTACGGTATTGAAATTTGCTAGAGATAATATACATTATGGGACTAATTTGCATCCAACCCAAAAGCCAGTTGCATTAATAGAGTATTTGATTAAAACCTATAGTAATGAAGGCGATCTAATTTTGGATAATACAGCGGGTGTATGTACTACGGGTGTAGCGGCAGAGAATGTTAACAGGTATTGGATATGCATAGAGAAAGAACCAGAGTATTGCGCGAAAGGGAAAGACAGATTTCTAAACAAATAGATTGGAATATTTATGCAAAATTCTTATAGATTTTTTCAAAATATTGATTGTCAATTTTTCCCGTGTCATAGTATTGATACGCTGAATTGCTTGTTTTGTTATTGTCCATTGTACAATTATGAGTGTGGCGGAAATTATACGATATTATCTAATGGCGTTAAGGATTGTAGCAACTGTGATTTGCCACATATGTTAAATGGATACGATTATATAATAGATTTTTTAACTCGACAGTAACAGAAGTGGGCGACTTCTGTAAGTGGGGGGTGTAGTTCACATAAATCATATACTCCTTGCAAAAAGCCGGATGTTGTGTTTAGAATTTTAACGAGGCTAATTGTTTTTCAATAAATTAGGGAATATTCTTGGCGGCATTTTGATATAAACGATTGCGGTCATAGAGATATTCTAGGGATATCAAGGCGCACTTAAAGATCCGCTTTGCGCATTTCAAAGCGGATCTTTAAGTGCAAATTTTTTATCAGAAGTATTGCATTGCAGTGTGTTGTAGTGGTATAATATAGACGTTAGAAAGGAGCGATTATATATGGCAAGGATATG